CCTTACTTTAACCCCGGAACATTCCGCTAGGTTGATGCTGGTTGCTATCGGATAGATGCCCGCCGGAATCTGGGCCTCGCCGCCAGCTGTGCAGAGCGACGGTGAGGTTGTGATGGCCGCGTTGATCGCGGGACCATCATCGTGACGCAGAGTGAACGTACCCGTCTGGGATGGTGCTGCGGCGAGCGTCACCGTTGTTCCAGCAATCGCGGTAATCGTGGTCAGCAGGTCCTGGTTCTTCGCCCCACCTTGAAGTACGCCGGAGAAATCCAGTTCCGTCGCGAACGCAGAGTAGCCATCGTCGGTCGCGTGAATGAACTCGGTGAAAGTCGATGGAATGACCGCCTTGAGGGTCGGCGTGCAGGCTGCGCCAGAGCAGTTGTAAATCGCATAGGCAGCAGCGTTGGTAACTGCGTTCCATGACACCTTGACGCGATTGGATGCCGAGAGCGTCGCAGCCGAGTTCGTAATGTCGGTCGTCGCAGTTGGTGCAGTCCAGCCGCCCTGCGAATCAATCGCGATGACTGCGTAGCGGCGCGTGGTCGTGCAGTTCGCGTTGCCGATTGTCACGCTTCCCGCACCGCCGGTGGTCCAACCGGTCGTATTGCAATTTCCGTCGTTGAAGGCTGGCGTGGGATCAGGATTCAGCGTGAAGCTCTGCCGCGTGAGCGTGAGGCCCGTCGGCGTCGTGATCGTGGGAGCAGCGCCCGCCCGGTTGATTGTGATGGCCTGTCCGACCGCAAAACTCGTTGCCGACGTAACGGTCACGTTGGCGACCGATGCGGTGGTCGTCACCGACGTGGTGGTCGCATCGGCGGTCGCGCCGTAGTTGCGCACGTTGCGAACGCCGTTGATCGAAAACTGCGAGATGGTGTTCGTGCCGTCCGCCGCGCCCGTGTCCGTCACGCCGCCCAACTTCGCGCCCCCCTGCGCGAATGCCAATGCCTCGCCGCTCGCTCCCGCCGCCGCAACGTTCGTCAGCTTTCGACCCGCCGCATCGAGGTCCGCCTCGAGCGGCCCTTCCGCGCATCGCCAGCCGCCGCGTGCTCCCATCGCCCACGCGCCCGCCCCGCCCGTCGCGCACGGACTGACCCGCTTGCAGTCGGTGCAAAAGAACACCATCCCGTCCACCACCGGCGGCAGGCTCGCCAGCGGCAGTCTCACCACCGCGGGCGCGATCGTCGCCGCGCCGGAAAACCGATCGTTGATCGCTCGGCGAAACAGCAACCCCGCGCCGGGTCCCGAGAAGTTTGGAATGGGTTGGTACGCGCCGGCCGGAGGATTGTTGGGCGGTTGCACCTGCGCGATCGCGCCCACCGATAAAAACATCGCGATCGCGCCCGCCGCCGCCGCAACCAGCCGCGAACTGCCTGCATAAAACTTCTTCATGATTCCTCTCTGTGCGCGCCGCCGTCCGCTCGCCTTCACCGCCTCAGAAGCCAATCGCCAACCACGAAAACCCGTTCGACCGTTCATTGGTGTTGCCCAGCGTCGTCCCGCCCGGAACGTCGAGCACAAACGTCGCGCCGCTCTTTGAGTAGCTGATTACCGCCGCCGCGACGTTGAACCCGCTCGTCGATTCATACACGTTGGTCGCCAGCGGCGGCGCAAGTATCGCGTTGGGAAACGCGAGCGGCCACGTCACGTTCAGCGTTACATCGTTGGGAATCTTCTGCGCGCTCAGCACGTGATATCCCCATTGGATGATCGCCGTCACCGACCCGCGCGTCACGTCGCTCAGTGGAATCTTGAGGTAACCGTTGGCCTGTAGCGAGCCGACGAACTTCGCCGCGAACGCCTGCAATACGCCGATCGCCGCGATGTTGTTGTCCTGGCGCTGCTTGAGCAGCGCGGTCCGGTTCGCGAGCTGTTGATGCGGCTGGTTTGAGAGCCCCAGGCCGCCAAAGCTCGCGCCGTCCGCCGCCCCCTCGACCCGGTCCGCCGCACCGATCTGGTAAACCTCATTCGCCGCGAACCCCGGTATATCAATTAGAGTACTCATTGTCGTTTCACTCGTGCCTCACTCCTTTCATCGTCTATCCATCCCCTCTCCCCCCTCCGCAGGGGCGCATCGCTTGCGCCCTCTTTTCCCTTCCTCTCTCCCTAGAACGTTAGCGTCCACGACCCCGTGATACTCATCGATGCTCCGAAACTGATCGGCGCGATCGACTTCCTTGCCAGCAGCGGCGCCGGCGACACGCTTCCCGGCAGCGCCACCGACGTCCGGTCCGCAAACAGTCCCAGCTCCTGAATGGTTATTCCCTGCGCGCCGGTGTCCGTCGCGCCCAGACTCCAGTTGAACGTCACACTCCCGGTGCCGTCCTGCGAATGGCTACTCAACGCCTTGTAGTATGCCGCGGCTGTGAGTGCGCTGTCCGTCACCGACGGCGCCGTCCCCGACGATCCGAAGCCAATCGCCGATGCAAACTCACCTGCGGAGTCGCCACCGAGCAGCTTCGCAAGCGCCGGCCGTCCGTCATTGACGAACAGATTCTCGCCTTCCACTACCAACACCAGCCGTCCGCTCTCGAACACGCGATACCTCACAAACCCAAGTGGCCGTTTCATCTGATATACACTCCTTCTTCGCACCTCTCCCCGCAGCACAAAGCTTGCCTCGCGACTCGCGGCTCGCGACCGGATTGGCGTCGCTTGAACCTTGCGGGCCGCGCTCGTCCCCCACTCACCCGCCCCTCAGCACCGCGACTCCGTCAATGATCGCCGCCGAATCCGCGACGTTCGGCTCACCCTCGCCATGCGTGATCCCGCTGTGCCTGTAATGCGCGTCGTAGCGCGGCGCCGCCGGCCCGTACACATCCGCCAGCCCTCCCATCACGATCGCGATCACAACCGCGCCGTCCTGCGGCTTCGGCGCGACGTCGCTCCCCGCCTGCCCGATTCCATCCACCACCAACGCGTCACCCGGTATCGGCGCGCCGTCTCCGAAAGGCGCCAGCACAAACCACACCGAATCCAGCCACGCGCGCGCCGGCTTGAAAAACTCCACCGACGCGACGATCGTTTCCGCCACTCCCGTCTCCACCGCCTGCGCCTCCTCCAGGTGAATCCTGACCCGAAAAACCGCCCAACCTTGCGACGCCGGGTAGCTCGTCCCGCCCCACGACGTTTGCCCCTCGAGCAACTCCACCTCGTTCCAGCCCCGCGATGCGAGCGCGGTCTTGATCGCCCACGGCGTCCCGCGAAACCGGTGCAGCGGTATCGCCACCCGCAACAACTCGCGCTGCGGCTGCGTCGCCGCGCTCGCTTCCCCGCCCCCTTGCAGCAGCGTGTCGATGTCGATCAGCGTGTCGATGTTCGTCAGCGCATCGACGCTCTGTGACAGCGGCGCCACCAGTTGCCATAGCGGCGAGAGAATGTCGAACTGCCACGCCAGCAACGCGAGCGCCCCGTCCGGCGTCGAGTCCAGCCGGTAGATCAGCAACGGCGTCAGATCGATCTCACCCGTCCGCTCCACCAACTCCGTCAACGCACGCCCGCGCGTGTCGTTGATCGACGGCGCTGCAACCAGCCTCGGCATCCTCGCCCCCCTCGCGCCTCCCTCAGCTGTGCTGGCTCGCGACCGCCTGCCCCAGCGTTATCCCCGTGCAGTTCGCCCACTCGCCCGCCAAAAGCTGCCTCAATCCCGGCGCGCTCAGCTCGACGTCGTACACCCCCGGCACCGAAAGCGCCGCCACAATCTCGCTCGGCACGATGTCGCGCTGAATTCGCGACGCGAGATTCACCGCGAATAGCCGCGCCGCGGCCAGCGCCCCCGCCATCGTCGCGCTGGGGTCGGCATCCGCATAGATCGTTACGGTCCCCGTAATCTGGTAATCCACTTCGCTCACCGCCAGCGCCGCGACCGTGTCCGTCAGCGGCCGCACCTCATCCGCATTGAGCGCCTGCTGCACCTTGGCGAGCAGCGCCGCGCTCGCCACTCCCTGCGCATTGGGCGACGGCGCCGGTTGCGCCGTGATCGGTCCGGTCAGCACGTACACCCTCACTTCCCCCGGCGCCGGCGACACCACCAGCGCATCGATAATCGTCGGATCGGCGCTCAGCGCGAAAAACCGGTACGCACCCGCGGGCCCCGCGACACTGAACTCATTGGGCGCCGCCTGAATCCGCGTGCGCAGATGATCGTCCGTCTCCGGCGCCGAGCCTCCCGACGTCACCGTCGTATTGCTCGCGCTCTTGATATGTACGTTCGGGTTGAGCTGCACGCTCACCTGCCCCGCCAGGTACCCGTTGCCCTCCGCGCCCGCCGGCTGCGCCGTCGCGCTGATCGATGCGCTTGTTTCACCTGCCACGATCACCAGGTCGGCGTCGGTCGCAAATACGATCAGTCCGTCAGTTGTGCCGGCTTGGGTCCCTGCCGCAATCGTCAGGTTCACCGTCAATGCCTGTTGCAGCGTGAATGCCAGAATCGTCGTCGCCGCCTGCGCCGGCAGCCGCGTGACTCCCAGCAGCCCGCCCAGATAGTCGATCATCGGAAAGCGTGCGAATGCGAGCAGGTTTTGCTCCGCCGCGTACTGGATCGCGTTGCGCACCAGTGACTCGCGATACGCGTACAGATTGATCAGCAGCCGCTCCACTTGCGCCGGCTGCAGCTTGCGTCCCGTCGCCACCTCAAACGCCTCGATCATCTCGGCCAGGATCTTGTTGGGATCCAGCCCCGCCGCGTCGTTGACGAAATCCGGCGGCGGCAGGTTTGGCACTCCGGCTCCCATCCTACGCCCCTCCCCCGATGCTCACGGTCGTCGTCTCTGCCGGCGACGGTTCGCCGCCCAACTCCAGCTCCCATTTGACGCTCACGCTAAGGTGCGCACCCGCCTGCGCCCCTGCGTCCGTGGCCTGCTCCGCCTTCACGCTCAGCAGCTTGACCCGCGGCTCCCACTGCGTCACCGCATCCGTAACTTCACGCACGATCCCCGCGACCGCCGCGTTGATCGGAAAATCGATGTACTGCCAAAGATCGGCGCCAAACGTCGGCCGCAGCGGATCGCTTCCCTTCGGCGTAGTCAGGATGATCTCGATCGCCTGGTTCACGTCGTCGATTCCCTCCACCACTCGCCCCAGGCCTCCGTTGCGATCCAGCGCGAGGCTCCAGTCCGCCGCCCTGATCTCCTCCAGTGTCACCGCCCCTGCGCTCATCTGGTGAATTTCCTCCCGGCCGCGCTACGTCTGCGCGACCGTCGATGTGATCGGAAGCGGCGGTACCACCGACACTCCTCCCGGCGCCACCCTCACTTCCGATCCGCCCGACTTGAGCAGCACACCCGCCGTGTCGTCGCGAAGCGTGATTTGTCCCGACGACTTCAGCTCCACCCCGCCCGGCGCATCGAGCTTCGCCGTCCCGCCCGCAGGCAGCGTTACGTCAAACTGATGCGCCGCGGCGTCGTATTTCACGATCGCGCCGTCGCCGAAATCCACCAGCAACACGTGCGCGACAGCGTCGTACTCCGCCACCGTCTCGTCGGGAAAACTGAACTGGAAAAAATGCGCGTCTGCGTCGTACTTGACCACCGCCTGGTCCGAGTAATCCACCCGCATCACGTGCGTCGCCCGGTCGTACTCCGCCTTGGTCCCGTCCTTGAATGCGACGTGAAACTTCTCCGTGCTCTCCACCGGCGCCCTGTCCGCCGCCGAATAGATCGCCCCAAGCACGACTCCCGCCTCGTCGTGCTCGTCCATCAGGCACACCTCCTGCTCGCCTTCGTCCGGCAGCCACAGCCACTTGTCGTCCTGCGTCTTGGGCACCACTATCGGCAGCCACCAGCTCACCATCTGGTCGCGCTCCGGAAACTGAACGCGCACCGCAACCCGCGCCACGTCGCGCTCTACCACTAGCCCAACGCGAAACGGGACCAGTTCCGTTCCGCGTTCCAAACCATCGCCGAACAGTGTCATCTCAATTGAGCCCCACAATCGCGACCACCGGAACCTGTGCGCCGCATCCGCACGGACACGGCTCCAGACCAATCCGCACCGGCGCGTATGGAATCGTCTCCGGCCATTCATCGAGCAACAACGCCGCCTCAATCAATTCCCACCTCATATGAATGCCCCCTCTGCCCTCTGTTCGTAGGGGCGCACAGCTGTGCGCCCTTCTCTGTCGACGCTCCCGGTTCCCCTTCCCTTTAGGGAAGGGGTCAGGGGTTAGGTAGGTCGCGACTCGCGATCGACTTCCTGTTATCGGCAATCCGCTCTCTCGGCGCGCTCCCGGTTCCCCTTCCCTTTAGGGAAGGGGTCAGGGGTTGGGTAGGTCGCGACTCGCGACCCCTACACCAACTCGAACGCAGCCGCCTTGAGACTGCCGCTCGGCACGCCCGCGCCATCCACCGCATCGAGCCACGCCTGCCACACGCCCAGCGCACCGTCGGCCGGGGTCGTATAGATGAAATAGTAGATTCCCGCCGCCGCCCGCGTGGTTGCCTGCGCGTTCACCCGCACCACTCCGTTCGGATCCGCGATCGAAACCACTGGCGCACTCGGCGGATCGTATGCGGTCGGCGGATGTCCGCTCGTCACTTCCCACGGCACATACACCGCCTTGCCCGCGCGAATCTTCGTCACCGCCATCTACACCCCCATCGCAGCCGCGCGCCCTGCGCGCATCGCGATCGGCGATCGCACCTCGAGTACGCGCAACGACATCGGACTCATTACGAATGACAGCGCCGCCTCTATTGGCGCGCGCACCTCCAGCAACGCCAGCCCAAGCGCAC